CATTGAAACTGTCGCGGTAACGCGCGGTGCTGATGTAGCTGCACAAATTGGGCCAGCTCCAACGCTGGATGCATTTTTCCCATTTGGTGGAGCTGATTACATTGTCAGCCGCGAGGAAGCAATGTCCGTGCCAGCAATTGCTCGCGCACGCAACATGATTTGTAATTCAATCGCCACAATTCCTTTGATTACACGCGACAAAACAACAGGTGCAATTATTGATCAACCTGTTGTGATTTCTGATCCGGACAAGCGGGTGCCAGGAGCAGCATCATGGGTGTGGGCGTGTGAGGATTTATTATTTACGGGATTTTCATATTTTCAAATAATTGATTTGTTTGCTGATACAGGCCGCGTGCGCCAAATGTGGCGCGTTGCTCCGAATCGCGTTGGCGTTTTCTTAAATTCAATCGGCACGCAAATTGAGTATTACACAGTCGATGGATCGCGTGTTCCAATGTCTGGTGTTGGCTCACTTGTTGTGTTTTATGGTAACGATGAAGGTTTATTGAATCGCGCAGGTCGCACAATCCGTGCCGGTGCAGAGCTTGAAAGAGCTGCCGCAATGTACGCAAAAGAACCGGTGCCATCGATGGTTTTGAAATCAAATGGCACAGCATTGCCAGCTGATCGCATTGCAAAACTTTTGGATGCATGGGGCGCAGCTCGTAGAAATCGCGGCACAGCGTTTCTCAATGCTGATGTCGAATTGACAACAGTTGGATTTTCTCCAGAGCAAATTGGCCTCAATGCCGCACGCGAGATTATTGCAACAGAATTGGCGCGTGCCGTTGGCATTCCGGCCTACTTTATTGATGCGCCGACTGGATCATCCATGACCTATGCAAACGCCCAGACGGCGCGTCAAACTTTGTTGGACTTTTCTCTTTTGCCGTTGATGAACAGCATTGCGAGCCGTTTATCAATGCCCGATTTCACGCCATCAACACAGCGCGTGGAATTTGATTTGAAGGCTTACTTGCGCGGATCAGAAAAAGAGCGCGCAGAGATTTACAAGATTTTATTTGAAATCGGCGCGATCACCACCGATGAAATTAGACAAATGGAGGACATGATCTCATGAAGCTAACAACACCAATGCACATTACGGCAGCTGATTCAGATTCGCGCACAATCAGCGGTCGCATTGTTGCTTTTAATGAGCACGCAAACGCATCAACCGGAAAGGTTGTATTTGCTCGCGGATCAATCCAGCCACAAGATGTTTTTTTGAACCTCGAGCACGACAACACACGCAGAATTGGCAAGAGCATTGCCATGACTGTGAACGACAAGGAAATGACCGCAACATTTAAAATTGCAAACACAACAGCCGGCACCGATGCACTTACAGAGGCAATGGAAGGCTTACGCGATGGATTTTCAATTGAGTTGGCCGTGGACAATTACGAAATGCAAAAGGATGGCACCATGAAAGTGCTCAATGGGCAGCTCACAGCTGTTGCGCTTGTGACAGAGCCAGCCGTGCGATCAGCTCGCGTGCAAGAAGTTGCCGCATCAGAGGATTCTGCAACTGAAATAGTTACAGAGACAACAAACCTAAATGAAGGAGACAAAGTGGACAACACTACCGAACCAGTCGCTCCTGCCGTTGAACCGGTAGCAGCTCCAGAAGTCGCCGCACCAGTACAGGCATCGCGCCCGGCTTATTACACAGCACCACGCTCACCAATTGTGGACAAGGTTTCATACCTTGAGCACTACCTCAAGGCAAGCATTTTGCATGATGAGGATTCACGCCAATATGTCAAGGCAGCTGATAACACAACATCAACAGCACCGGGCATGGTTCCAACACCACAAAGCACACAGGTGATCAATGCACTTGCAAACGCAGATCGCGGAACAATCGATGGCATCAGCAGAGAAACACTTGTTGCTGAAGGCATGACATTCGAGTTGCCCCGTGTGACCGCTGTGCCCAGCGTTGATGCAATTGCCGAAAATGGCGCAATCACAGACACATCACTTTCAGCAACATTTCTTTCTGTATCTGTTCAGCCATTCAAAGGCCGTGCCATTTCCACAGTAGAACTCATTGACCGAAGCCGGCCAGAGTATCTAACAGCTTTATTGCAAAATCTTGAATTTGCTTATGCAAAAGAGACTGATGAATATGCACTTGCAGCAATGCAAGCGGCAGTCACTAGCGTGACAGCACAGGCAGCAAACTCAGCAACCGGATTCCTTGGATACACATCAAAGGCAGCCGCAAATGTTTATGGCGCATCACTTGGATTCGCTCGCTCATTAATTGTTTCACCTACACAATGGGGAAACATCATGGGATACAACGACAATGGCACACCGCTATACAATGCGGCACAACCTAGCAATCAGGCAGGAAATGTCCGAGGCGATTCTTTGCGCGGTGTAGTTTCACCGGGCTTGAACCTTTATGTTTCACGCTCATTTGGTAACGCTGGTACAACAACAGCCGATGGAGATTCTTCAATGGTCGTTGTCAATCCAGATTCATACACATGGTATGAATCACCACGCTTTACACTACGCACAAACATCAACAGCGATGGAACAATTGACATCCTGTATTACGGATACGGCGCGCTAGCTGCAAAGGTTCCAAACGGAGCACAATTCAACAACCTCCCATAAATCACTATCGGTAGCGGTCGCTCCCGAACGCTACTGACACGAAAGGAACCGAGATGCCAGCAATAGTCACAGCCGCACAGCTGAGGTCAATTCTTGGTGTCTCGGTTTCTTTGTATTCGGATGCCCAGCTGGATTCTTTTATAGATTCCGCTGAGCAAACGATCTTGCCTTTACTTACGCAATACCAATCATCGGTGACTTTTGCCAATGTGAGTGATTCCGTCATTTATTTCACCACAATGCGGCCAAATTACTTTGTGCCGGGTCAATCTGTTGTTGTTACCGGGGCCGGAATTTACAACGCGACCTACACAGTCACCGATGATCGGATTGAGCCATACACATTTACAGCTGCAACAGCATCAGCTGATCGAACATATCCGCTGCCATTTATTCCGGCAGCCACAGCAACATTGAGTGGATCATCGGCAGCTCAGCTGTACGCATCCACACCACCCATTGAAAATGCAATTTTGGTTGTGTCGGTTGAGATATTTCAGAGCATCACAGCTCCCGGCAATCAGATCATGTCAGACAATTTCCAGCCGGCACCATTTATCCTCGGCCGCAGCTTGACCAACAGAGTGATTGGCCTCCTTGGCCCGTTTCTTGATGTCGAAACGATGGCACAATGACAGTTGAATCCCAAATCCGCACACCATTGAAAACAGCACTTTCATCAATTGCTGCCAATGTGTACAACGGCATCCCAGAGACAATGACTAGCCCATCAATTTGTTTGGTACCAGATGCTCCATATTTTGAGAGCGTTTTGATTGGTAAAGGCACAACGAGAGTCAAAGTCAATCTCACAGTTACAGGCGTTGTCGGATATTCAAACAATGCGGCAGCTTTGGACAATCTTGAACAATTGATGATCAATATCATCAGCGCAATGCCGGTCGGTTATGAAGTCGGCAATGTAAATCAACCGCAACCATTGGAAGTCGGTGCAGGTAAATACCTCACGGCCGATTTACAAGTGAGCACCTACTACACCAACTAAGGAGAAAAAATGCCAACAACAATCATCACCGGCCGCGATGTGTCATTTACGCTCGACACAAAGCTGTACGATGCACAGACAACCTCAGCCACACTTTCATGTGACACGATCATTGAGACATACCAAACACTCGATGGCCGCGCTTACAAATCGATAGATACACAATGGACTTTCACAATCGAGCTTTTGCAAGATTGGGGCGCATCAGGCGGCATTGGATCATTGTTTGAGTCAATGTGGTCAAACGCTGAATCAGCACCAAACACAACAGTTGCGGTTTCTTTCACAGCTGTAACAGGCGCGGTTTTCACTTTCAATGTATTGCCAATTTTCCCAACAGCTGGTGGAGCTGCTCCAGGAGCACTCACCGACACATGGACATTGACAGTCGTTGGAACGCCAACAGAGTCATTTAGTTAAAAACAGAATCGGGAGCAAATAAATGAAACTAGCAATCACAATTGAATACACGGCCGGGGAGAGCGCGACATATACCGCGCTCCCACCGGAGTGGATGAAGTGGGAACAAAAGACAGGCAACACGATCCAGCAAGTACAAGACAAGCTGGGCATTGCCGATCTGATGTTTTTGGCATATCACGCAATGAAGCGCGAAGCTGGTGGCAAGCCAGTCAAAGCATTTGATGTGTGGTGTGAAACAGTCACCGACATAAACATGGGAGAGACTGATACCCCAAAAGCTACCAATCCGGAAGCATAAATCGGCTCCTTTGGGAGTTAGCAATATCGACCGGATTGCCACGATCGGAGTTTCAAACCGCTGAGGATGTTTTAACCGCATTTGAGATATTGGAGAAGCGCAATGGCAACTGATGCAATCACTTATGACAAGAGTGATTTGCGCGGCATCATCAGAGCTTTCAAAGCTATGGATGAGCAAGCTGTTGCACAAGCCAAAGGCGTTTCCAATGGATTGGCCACTTATTTGCAATCAAAGATCAAAAGCACCGCCGCTGGTCGGCCTAACAATGCAGCCGGTCGAATTGCAGATGGATCACGGGTAAGCAAATCATCAAAGATCGGTGAAATTTCATTTGGCTTTGTGTCGCAGAAATTCAGCGGTGGCGGTACGACTCAACAGCTTTGGGGCGGTTACGAATTTGGATCAAATAAGTTTAAGCAATTCCCGGTGTGGTCAGGCAAGCAAGGTCGAGGCTCCCGAGGCTATTTCATTTACCCAACATTGAGAGCAGAGCAACCCCAAATAATCGCTCAATGGGAAGCAGCATTTTCAAAGATTGTTAAGGAGTGGTGATGGCCGGTCAATCAAGAACACTCAAACTCTCGATCCTTGGTGATATCGATCAGCTGAAAAAAAGCCTAGACACCGGCAGCAAAGAGGTTCAATCTTTCGGGTCAAAGCTCGGTGATTTTAGCAAAAAGGCAGGATTAGCATTTGCCGCAG